GAAGCTCCGCGAGGCTATCGAGGAAAAAGGCGCCGAAACCATGGCGGCAAACGAGCCCCAGGACGGGCGCTTCCATGAGCCACAGGGCGAAGCACGTTTCGTTCCCGTCGACGAAGAGCAGCCGGAGTTCAAGAAAGACCCTGGCATGGACAAGATCAAGCAGAAGGTGAAGTCGGCCGAAAAGCTCTTCCCGGTCAAGCTGGTCAGAAACTACCGCCCGATCAGCCCAGACTTCCAGATTCAGGGCGAAGGCGGCGTATATCGTCCTCCGAACGATGAAGAGCGCGCCAAGGTCATGGCCGGCCAGTTCGTCGGCTTGCCGGTTGCCGAAGCACAGTCCGTCATCGAAAAGAAGATCGCCGAACGCAATGACCCTATCCGTTGATCTTCGCGGAGCCGACAACCTTGACTGGACGCTTCTTCGGGAGACGTCCAGTCATCGCTACTGGCTTGCCATGCTTCCCGATGGGCGCCAGGTCGTCAAGACCGAGTTCCTCGCGGATGACGAACTCGTCAAGGACAATAAGCGCCTCTACAACGAGAGCGAAGGCAAGCGTTGGGGTGACGGCCAGGTCGTCGGCCGCATCCCGCTGAACGTGCTTTACAGCACGCAGCACCAGATCATGGAAAAGATCAAGGAAGGCGACCGCGACCATTTCCGCTGGTGGCTGAATTCCGATCATGCCCGCCCTTACCGGACATTCAAAGGTAAAATCTGATGGATTATGCCGGTCTTCAAACCGCCGTCCTGAATTGGGGCGCGCGATCCGATGCTGCGACTGCGGCTGAAGTGCCAAACTTCATCGCGTTCGCCACGGACAGCTTCAACTACGGCGTCCCAGCCCAAGGCATTGCACCGCTGCGGGTCCGCGAGATGGAGACGCTGGCGGCTATCACGATGACGAACGGCGTCGGCGCGCTTCCGACAGACTACCTGCAGTACAAGACCGCGCGATCCATGGCCTCATTCCCGAGACCGCTTTCCTATGCCACCGACAGTTACACCAATGGCGCCTATGCCGATGGGGCGGCCGGCCTATCCAACACGTTTTCAATCACCGGATCGACGATCTATGCCTTTCCGACGTCAGGTGTTGACGTGAACCTCGTCTATTTTGCCGCCATCCCCGATCTTTCGGACAGTGTTACCAGCAATTGGCTGCTTGCCAAGCTGCCAATGCTCTATCTGCATGCAAGCCTGATGCACCTGGCGATGTTCAACAAGGACGACGGTCTGCTCTCTCGCTCGCAGGCAATCGTAGCCTCCACGATCGACGGTTTGAACCTCACCAACGAACTCAGCACCTACGCCAAGGTAGGCACCCGCATGGGAATGCTGACGCCGTGATTGTCTCTTTCCCCCCATTCGAACCGGACAAAGCGCCCTATAATAGCGCCGCAACGGCGGTTGCTGTTAACGCGCTGCCGATCGCCGATGGCTGGGGGCCGATGCCTTCGCTTGTCCCGCTGGCGAATGCCTTGGCAAGCGCCCCGCGCGGCTCGATCACGGCAAGACTGTCGACCGGCGTGCAGGTGACGATCGCCGGCACGGCTACCGGCCTCTATCTGGTCAACAACAACGGCACGCTGACGGATGTATCGGGGCCAAGCGCTCCATATGCGGTCCCCGATGGCGATGAATGGTCGTTCGACGTGTTCGGAGCCCGCATCATCGCCACCAACCTGAATGACGTCGTGCAATATTACGATATCGGAACGAGCACGGATTTTGCAGATCTGCCCGGGACCCCGCCAAAGGCCCGCTTCGTCAAGGTGATCGGCGATTTCGTGGCGCTGTTCCAGCTTAACAACGACGCTGCGGCGATCCACTGGTCCGGCATCAACAATTCCGAGCAGTGGGTTCCAGGCGAGGAGCTTTGCGACACCAATAGCTTTCCCGATGGCGAGGAGCTCCAGGCGATCAGCGTCAATGGCTCTGGCGCCACTCTGGCATTCCGCTCCGGCTTCCGCTCGATGATCTTCGATCCGTCGTCCGGCTATGTCTTCACCTTCTCGCCATTCGCAGAGGGACGGGGATGCGCCGCACCCTTGTCTCTGGTTGATATCGGCCGTGGGGATTTCGTCTATTACTCCGATACCGGCTTTTACCGCGGCGCTTCAGCTACTCCGATCGGGGCTGAGCGTGTCGATCGTTGGATACAGACGGTCACGACAGACGGGACACGCTCTAAGATCAAGGGCGTCTATGATCCATTCCGCAAGGTGGTCATGTGGCGCTATGAGGATGCAAGCGGGAACGGCTACATCCTCGGTTATGCCTGGCAGTTGGACCGCTGGTTCCAGTCAGACACGATCGTTACCGGTCTCGGAGTGTTCGCCACCTCGGCCAAGACGCTCGAAGACCTCGACGCGATATCGTCGTCGATCGACCTGCTGCCGTTCTCGCTGGACAGTTCTGCTTATGGTGGTGGTCCACCCTCCTTTGCGGGCTTTGACGCTTCTTTCCGGCTTGGTTTCTTCACCGGCCTGCCACAACAGGCAACGATCGAGACGGGGCAGACAGAGTTCACGCCTGGCAGCCGCAGTTTCGTATCAGGATTGAGGGCGATCAGTGACAGCCCCGGGATTACGGTTGCGATCGGCATACTGGACTCGCACGACGACACGCCGACGTGGACCGCGCAGCAGGCGCGAAACAGCAGGTCATTCATGTTCGATTTCCGCGCCGATGGCAGGCTGCACGCCTTCCGCGCCATTATCCCGGCTGAAGATGGTTGGTCGGCTCTCAGCGCCTTGAACGTCAACGGCATCCCGAGTGGTGGCCTATGAGCGTCAACATCCCATTCATCGCCAACGTAAAGACGATCTGCAAAGATCTGACGACGACCGGCACAATCGGCATTTACACTGGTATCACAAACCTCCGCGGCTCCCTTGATAGCATGTCGGTGTGCAACGACAGCGCCGGCAGCGTCAATTTCACGCTCCAGATGACGGACGGAACGAACGTTTACAAGATCTATGACGTCTTCCCGGTCGCCTCGCACACCACGCTGTTCATCAAGGAACATAATGTCCAGCTGCCCGATGGGTGGACGCTGCAGGTGATCGCCGGGACGGCCAATGCCCTGCATGTCGTGTCTGTCATCGCCGAAGTCAGCCCGGTTCGCTCGCAATGAGGATTGCTATCGCGAATTCTGCCGAGGTTGATGCGGCTTGGCCGACATTCGGAGACCGGCTGCAGCAGGCATGCGACAGGACCGGCGGCGATCTGTCGTCCGGTGAACTCTGGCAGATGTGCCGATCTGGGAATGCCTTTCTCGTCGTCGTTTTCGATGACGGCGGGCTCAAGGCAGCGCTGATCATGCAATTCCAGAAATGGGCGAAGAAATACGTCATGCGCTGCTTGGCCATCGTCGGTGAGTCCGCTGACGAATGGTTGCCGATGGCCCGCGAATTCATCGCGCAAATGGCCAGAGACGGCGGCGCGACAAGCTTTATCGCAGAAGGCCGCGAAGGTTGGCCGAAATTCTTCCCGGAAGCCAAGAAACTGCGCATTGTCTATGAGGTCGAGATATGACTGGTGGCGGAAGCAAAACAACCACGCAATCGAACAGCGAGCCTTGGAAGGAAGCGCAGCCTGCTCTTAAGCAGGGCATTGGCGCTGCGCAGAGCCTTTATGACAGAGGTGTAGGGGCCAAGGTCTACGGCGAATCCACCGTCGTTCCGTGGGACCAGAAGACCATCCAGGGACAGAACGCCATCACCGATTCCGCCAACGCCAACCTTGGCGGCAACGGGCTATCCGGCCAGCTTCAAGGCGTCATCAACAACGGCGGCTACAATTCCGGCCAGCTTGAGGCGCTCAACAACACGCGCTCCGTTGCCAATGGCAGCTTTGACATCAATTCTGATCCCGGCTTCCAGCAGGTCGTCGACCAAGCACGCAACACCGTCAACGCAGGCGCCAGCGGGGCAGGGCGCTACGGCTCCGGCATCCATCAGCAGACCCTCGGGAACACGATCGGAGACCTTGGCGCGCGGCAATATCAGGCGTTCCAGCAGCGCAAGGACGCGGCGAACAGCAATTTGTTCAACATGGGATCGACTGGCTTCGGTCAGCTCGGGCAGGCGTATACCGGCATGAAAGCCCCGGCATCCGATCTCATGCAGGTTGGCGCGATGAACGAGGATCTTGCCACAAGGCAGATGAACGACAAACTGCGCATCTTCAACGAGCAGCAGAACAAGCCGTGGGAGAACCTTTCCCGCCTCCAGGCCATCGCATCCGGTGCCGGCCAGTTGGGCGGCTCGACGACGCAATCACAGCCTGGTCAGAACCCATTCTTGACCGCACTCGGCTATGGCGCGACCGGCGCTGGCCGTTTGGGGATGTTTTAAATGGCGCTTCCTCCCTTCGCAAGCGGTTTCCGCCCGTTTCTGCAGAACAACAGCGATACGCTGCTTGCCGCTGGTGCTGGCCTCCTCGGTGGCCAAACAGCGCCGCAGCAGGTCGCAGGGCTCGCACAGGGCGTTGCCGGCGCGCGCCAGAAGAACAAGACGCTGGAGTTCCTTCGCCAGCAGAACCCGGATCTCGCGGCTGCCGTCGAAAGCGGCGCGCTGTCCGGTGGCGATGCTTACAAGCTCTTCTTCCAGCAGAAGCTTGAGGCTGAAAAGCCACGCAACAGCCTGCTTCCGGTCGGCAAGAACCTCTACGATTTCCAGAATAAGGAATGGATCGCGCCGCCGGCTGGAATGG